CTCATTTTTTGCTTTATTTTATCTATTAAAGTGGGGACATTGTTTCCAAAAGTCGGCGTTACCGTTACGCCTGATTCTTCGTAAGCTTCTGTGATCTCTGTTATTCTAGCGTCTACCTGCACCCCCCAAGCCTTGTTAATGCATGGACAGATATCGCCTAAATCAAAATCAGTTTTGTAAACCAGATTAGAGCGAACATCAATCACGCTGTCAAAGGTTTTAATTTCAGCATGGCCAGCAAGATCAGCAGCCCCCGCATTTGCAAGTGTAGTTTCATAATTTGCCTGTGTAATGGTAATTGTGTTTCCGTCTGCGTCCTTAGTGCTTTCCGATTGTGTACCTCCGTCAATGTATTCTTCGTATCGGTCAAGCCCGGTTTCAGCTCCTACAATAACAGATACGCTTGTGTTAACTTCTGTTTCTCCGCTGCCGGTTGTAAATATGCCGTTAATTAAAGCAACATTTTTTAAGTTATCGTTGCTGTCGGTGTATTCCTGCGATAACACATTTTCAAAGGCTCTGGAAAAAATAGCTTGTGAATTAACGCTTTGCGAAGTAGTACGGTCAAGCCCTGCGTAAACCTCAAATTTCAATGCCTTGTTAGCATAGTCAAATAAAATTCTATGCCCAAGTTCTGCCGCCGTGCTTATTAACTCTAAAATATCTGCTAAATTGTCTCTGCCACTGTCCGGCGTGGTATAAGTGGCTGTTGGCGTATATCCCTGCACGGTGTCAAGCGATAAAAGTGGGATTGTCCGCCCTGTAATTGTAGGATTAATCATGTTTTTGTTTACCAGCGTCCGCATAACATTTTCGGCCGTATCGCTGATATAAAAAGAATCCCATATAATCCTGCGGCTTGTGTATCCGGTCAAAAATTTTCCGCTTACAGTGATAGTTTCCTGCCCGTTTTCGTCAAGCTTAAAATTAACATAATTAATAAATCCCGCTTCTTTATCTCCTTGCGGCCAAATGATATTGCCTTTTTGTAAAAGCAAAACATTGCTATCGGTAACCGGACAGATAAAAGTAAATTCCCCGGCTTTACAATACCGCCTAGTCCACTGTAAGGACGTATAAGCGTCTATAATTCCAAGCGGCGTAATATCCTTATCAAATATAAAAACGTTCATTTAAACCCCCAAATACTGCGGAGAATAATAGATTTTACATTCCAGATTGTCTATGCCATCATCCGCATAATAACGATATAAATTGTCTCCGGTTTCAAGCTGCAAAAATGTGCTTTCAAGGTCAATGTTTAAAACCGTTGAGGTTACGCCGTCCAATACATCAACCACTCTTTTGTTTCCAAAGTGTGTTGTGACGGTGATTACTTCCCCAGCAACCATTGTCTTAGTGATTTTAAAATATTCTTGCGTGTTTACGTTCAGCAAATAAGGATTTTCAACCTCTCCAAGCGCTGAAAAAACTATTCTCATACCGCACGGTACATCTCCGGGATTATTTACATTGACGATTAAAGACGGTGATCTGTATCCCATTTCAATTCCACCGCCTGTCATTGCATAAACTTCCCCACTATCAACCGATACATTAGTTTGTGGTATGTAGCATGGTATATCTTGCGCTGTACCTGTAATTGCTGTTGGTGTGGCGAGTTCGTAAATTACGGTAACAGGATTTGAGGATAGCCATGTTTTAAATAATCCGACTTTTTCTGCGTTTGTTAAACTATCAGACCAGCTCGGCATACGGGATTTTAAAACACGGATATGAAATATAGACGTTTTAACGCTATCATTACTGTTATATGCTGATATTACCTCGCTATCCAGCGAATAAGTGCTACCACTTGTTACGTTTTTTAATTTATCACAGGCTATATTAGCTAATATTTGGTTGGAAATTGGTAGACTAATATTAGGAATAATTATATTAATATAAAATCTAACTGTTAGTGTTCCATCATTTGCCCATTGGAAATTTTCATCTGCACTTCCGTCAAATACAGCTTTATCAGTTCTTTTTATCCCACTACCAGTAATAAAATTATACTCACTTCTTACACCGTCAGGCAAACTCCACAATTCTTCTGGTGTTTCATAAACTTGTGAATTTGTACCGTCTGATATTGTTAATTCGCGAGTGCCTGTAATCGGTGCGGGATAATCAGGCGATGGACTAAGCGGAGTAAATGCCGGATCTATATTTGTTGAGCTGTTTAACTCTAAAATAGATACTGCTAAATCAACTGCATTAACTGTATACCGCACATAATAAGCCGTGGATGGGCTTGCATAAGTACCGTTTCCGGTCGCTCCACCGTAATTAACGCCGCTAATATATGCGCCTACAGAGTCATACCACGCAAGGCCAACTGTCCATACAGGCTGTGTATAAATATTGCCAAGGATTTTGTAATCTGTTGATGGAGATATTAAAACAAGTTTAGACACATAATTGCTATAAGAGGATGATTTTACGGTACCGTCTGTATTATCAATATATCCTGCCGTAGCTTTATCATCATCAAATAATTGCTCTGATTGGGTTGATGTTGTTTGTTGGCTTAAGGCATAAGCAGTTAAAGCATCAAATTTATCTCCCTCGGTTAAATCTGTAAAAGAAATTGTTTCCCCTGTATCTTCCTGCGCGGCAGGGATTTCTAATCCGTCAGGCTCCGGAAACTCAAACGCTCCTACCCATAAAGCAATCTCTTGAATGCTTTCTTCAATATCCTGCCAAAAAGGATTGGGGCAGAGTAAAACAACATCAAACGTCTGTGTCCTTGCCTTGATTTCTCCAAACTTGATAGTCTCCACTTTGCAACTGCATACCTTGTCAATATCCGAACAAATATAGCGCAAAGTCCCGTCTAATTTTGGAGTAAACACTTTTGACAATGTTCTGCGCCTTGCTTCTAATAAATCGTTAGAGTCTGCTCTCATAGCGCCGGTAATTGTCCGCTCTGACATATTAAGGCTGGAGCCTGTAGCCGTTGCCCCGTCTTGATTTACGCTTTTTGTAGTGTAAATATTATTTTTAGCCGCTTCAAATCCACTGATTCCTTGCAGAAAAAAAGGAGCTGCGTTATAAATCTCAACGCTGCCCCCATCTGCATTGGTATAAATTAATTTTCTCATATATCCCCCTAACTTAGCTGCAAAGCAAGCTGGCGCAATCCGTTTTTAGTTTGCCTTGCGCTTTCAGCCGGTGATGGAGTTTTCCCGGTAAAATACTGCTGTACTGTAATACTGCCGCTTTGTAAGGCCGAATTTATTGTATTGGGAATTGTTGCTGTATTGGAACCTGCAGCCGATACAGTGAGGTTAGCATTTGCGCTAATTCCTTTGTTAAGCTTGCTCATTGCGTCAGTAACTAGCCCGGCTTTATCTGTAATGCCGTTTGCAAGTCCCTCTGAAAGATACCCGCCCATTTCTGCCATAACGGTTGATGGAGAGTGAATGCCAAAAAATTCTTTTATGTTTCCAACAACATCGTCAACAAACCCGGATATTTTTTCCTTTAGCCATGAAGCGGCATCAGAAATGCCTTGCCATAATCCCTTAATTAAGTTAAGACCGATTTCACCCATTTTGCTATAATAATCTGCAAATCCGCTTACAATAGCACTTATTATTTCTGGTATCTTTGCCAGTAATTTAGGTATTGCTTTAATTAAAGCGCCAGCAAGTGCAATAATAATTTGTATACCGGCTTCAACGATTTTTGGAAGATTATTTGTAATTGCTTCTACAAGCTTTATAATAATTTCGGGGATTTTTTCAATTAACTGAGGCAATGCGGCTATAAGCCCATCAGACAAAGCGATAATTATTGCAATTGCCGCATCAATAAGCATATCAACATTATCAATCAAAGTATTAACAATGGTTAAAACGGTATCAACTATTGTCGGTATCAGCTCCGGAAGTGCATCAGCTATTCCAAGTGCAAGTTGTGTTATAATTTGTAATCCCGATTCAATCAGCATCGGCAGCATATCAATTAATGCATTTGTAAGGCTTAGCAATATTTCTGTTGCACTGGATATAAGCGCAGGAATATTCTGCATAATTCCTTCGATTAGCTTCTTTACTACATCAATTCCCACATTTACAATATCAGGCAAATATTTTGTAAAGGCATCTATAAATATAGATATCACGCTGTCAGTAACGCTCAATAACACCGGCGCTAACACAGGAATAGCTTCTGTAATAGCAGTTGATAAGCCAGACAATAAATCCGGCAATACTTCTTCTATACTGTTGGCAATGCCTTTTACTGATTCTACAAATTGAGATATTGCAGCATCAAGCATTTCAGGGTCAGATAAACTGCTCAATACATTTTGAAACGAGCCTTTTAAAACGTCAAAACTCCCGGCGAGAGTGGTATTTTCTTTTGAAAAGTTTCCGGCATATTTTTGGGTTTGCTCCATAAACATCTGATAAGCGAGGCCGTTTTTTTCTGCGTTTGTCATGGATTTCCACGCTGTGTCTATTCCTTTGCTTTGGGCATAAGCTTCAAGCGTAGTGGCATTCATAGCTACGCCTAAATTATCCATCATGGTAAAATTGCCTTTAGCTGCGCCGGTGACTGCCTCCATTGCTGTTGCTAAATCAACGCCCATAACAGATGCTACGTCTGCCGCTCTTTGGCTCATGTTCATAGTCATTTCTGCCGCTTTATCCGCTTCAATTCCCGAACCTTGAAACAAAGAACCCATTTTATTAGCGGTTTCCAGTGCGGCGTTTGCGCTCATTCCCATACTGCCAGCAGAAGAAGCCGCCCATGCTTTTACTTCGTCTGCATTATCTTCGAATACAGCCTCAACACCTCCAAGCTGCTGTTCTATTTCAGCAGTTGCTTTAAGGCTTGCCCCAAGTGCGGCAGTCATTCCTGCGCCAACCGCTGCCCCTAAAGCTAATACCGCTTTCCCAGCCAATTCCCCGGCGTTTTTTAATCCATCGCCAAGCTTTGACCATCCGCTTTTTCCTTTTTCAGCATCGTCACCGCTGTTTTTTGCCTTTTTGCCTGCGGATTCAACTTCTTTTCCGCTATCGTCAGATTCTTTACCAAAATTATTTATTTGATCAGAAGTTTTCTTTAAACTGCTTTCAGTTTTTGCTAAATCGGTTTCAGCATTATTTAATTTAATTTGCCAATTTTTAACCTGATCGGAATTATCTCCATATTCTTTTTTGGACGCTTCTAAAGCGGTGGTAATGGTATCTATTTTCTTTTTTTGTTCGTCCGCTCGTTTGTTATAAACGTCTTGCTTTGCGGTTAAAGCTTCCATACTGTCAGCATTATCGGCAAATTGAGCGGTAACTTTTTTCATTTCCGAGCCAAGTACATTTATATCTTTATTAATACCTGATATTGCCCGTTTAAAATCTGCCTCTCCGTCAAGTGCTATTCCTGCGCCAATTTTAAAATTATTAGCCACAATTTACCCTCCTTTATTTAAAATTGGGTATAAGAAAAGCAGCTACCTAAAAGATAGCCGCTTTGCAATTAAGTATTAAATTATGTATCCCATTTGTATCCACAGTTTTGACATATATGGACAACTGTTCTCGCTTCTGAATTTTGCTTGCTCTTTTTCAAAATAGCAACCCACCAACCAATACAGCAAAAATATAAAGCCTTAAACAGCCATACAAACATGACGTAAATAAGATATATCCATCCCAACAGTATCCACCATAAGCACCCGCTGCCACGTTTCATTTTAACCTTTATGTTTGTAATTTGTTTTTGCTCCGAACGGACATTATCACTTCCGCATTTAGGACAAATCATAAATTCTCCCCTCCTTTTACTATAAATAATACCACAAATATCCAATAATTCAAGTACTAAATCGGTATTACATCATCAAGCGTGGCTGGTTTCTGATAGGCCCCATGTTCTTTTTGATATTCGGTATATAAAAGCATTAATTTTCTAAGTGTCATGTGCCAGACTTCACGCTCGGAATATCCAAGCAAAGTTTTTCCAATAAACAAACAGCGAGCAACGGGGAATTTTTCTGTTACTCGCTCTTCACGTTTGGGGATTCTTCGTCACTTTCCGGGGTACCGTTTGCAAATGCGGCAAAAATTTTATCTTTAAGCGTAGGAATTTCTGCAACCGTGATTTTACGGCCTACAAAATTTTCCGTTACATGGGTTTCTCCGTTTTCGGAATCGTCAATAGCCTCATTTATTAGCACCATTAAAAGCACTTTCAAAACCTTAAATGTTTTACGCTCGTTTTTCATTAAATCTCCGAGCTGTGAAATCGATATATCAAATCTATCTTGTATTTCGTCAATGGCGTTGAGGTCAAACAATAAACCGTATTCTTTGCCACTAAGAGTAATTCCCGTATGTTTAGGTCTTAAATCAGACATAATTTTTCTCCTTAAATTAAGGGCGGTTTTTAAGCCGCCCCATTTTTATTACGTTGTATAATAGGCCATAATGCTGTAAGTGATTGCTGTTTTTCCAGCTTCTTTGACAACAATTTCTATTAACTTGGCTGTACCGGAAGTAACAGAAATTGCGCTGGATGCTGTTGCCGTGGTTAAATCCTCAACGTATGTACCGTCAACATATAATTTGGCTGTGCCATCCGCAAATGTTGCTGTAAGCGTTGTGGACGTTCCTGAGAGAGTAGCATAATAATTACGTGTAGCCGCCGCAAATGTTGGAACAAGAGTAGCCGCCGAGAATGTCAGGCCGCTTAAATTGGTTGTGGTTCCGCTGCCTATACCGGCTTTAGTGTTTAACCAAGTAGACGCTTCATTTTCAGTGTCAAACGTCCCCTCTTCTTTCCAAAACCCGTCAGCCGCTATCATGATTGTGCCCTCAAGCGAAGCAGTACCAAATTCAACGCTTTCGCCCTTGGTTTTCATTTCGTCAGCAGGTTCTTTAAACTGTACTTTTTTCAGCCAGATTGCCCGCCAATAATTAACACCGGACACAACTTTTTTACCATAAAATCCAAATCCGACATAGGCGGGGGAATCATTTCCCGATGCTTTTAATTCCTTTGCGCCGGTAGAAGCATCGACTTCACTTCCCTCTGTGTATCCAAGCAAAGCAAGCTGCGCTGCGTTCGCCAGATTGTCAACCTCAATTGTAATCGTGCCGCTTGAAAAACTGTGATCAGATTCCGCAATTGCATCATCGGCATACAATTTTACATCATTTGTCGTAATACTGATATTTGCATTTATGCCTTTTGCCAATACCGCACCGGCAGAGTAGCTGATTGCTGAATCAGTTTCCGTAGCAGCGGCATAAACAGGGCGCTTTAAGCCTATTTTCGCCATGTATTTTCCTCCTAATCGTTAACCGTTCCTTCTATCCACACATAAACAATTACATGCGTATAGCCGGTGTCGGTTTCGTATAATTCCTGTGTGCTCTGAATTGAAAAACCCGCCGACCTTAACAACCTGCGAATCGCTTTTTTATTTGTTTGCGGATTCAATTTTGTAAAATAATGCACTTGAATTGTGGTTTCATCTAAAATATCGGTATCATCAGCATTTAAGGCGGGGCGTTCATCAGCATAATTAAAAACAATATATTCCGCTGCATCACCTGCGTAATTATTGGGGATAATCGGAAGATTAAGAGAGGCTAAAGCTGATATGACAATTGAATTTATATTCATAGCTTTTTAACCTCTCTTTCAAACACTTCTCGCATTTTGCTTTCTACCGTTGGCTGACTGTCTTTAATGGCTTTTGTTAAAATTGGAGTTGGAGATTGTTTTTGCGAGCCGTATTCCAGCCATGCCAACTTTTCCATGTTTCTTACACCTTTGCGGTCTTTTCCTGTTGGCCTGACAACGGCATAATACCCGCCGTTCCTTGTCTTTCCTGCTTTTGTATTTTTTACGCTGTCTAACATATCGCTTGTGCGCTTATGCTGCGATAATTCGGATTTTAAATTTTTTTCCAGCGTTGGCATAGCTTCATCAATCATTTTTGGTGCAATACGGTCAACGTCTGCCATTTTTCCAAGCGTTTTTAAAAAATCAGGTGAAATTTCAAAATCGAATTTACCCATCAGACAATCTCCCTTGCCGATATCCTCAATTCCGTGCGTTTTCCGTCAGGAGTTAAACCGATAATTTCATACAATTTGTTATCATATTTAACACGCATTTTCATAGTCACTCTTTGTGTATAGCGCAAAACAAAAACAGCGGTCGATTCCGCAAATGTTTTTTGAGCGTAATATAATTCTTTGCTGCCCATTTCGTTAGCAGACGCCCAATAATTGCATAAATCAGACCATGCTTCTACTTCGTAACCGTCAGCGTCTTTAATAACAGACCGCTTTTGTATTGTTATTTTGTGGTTAAGTTCTCCTGCATTCATTAAAACCATCCCACCTTATACATACTAAGCAATGCCTTAACAGCAAACGCAATCTCACCGCCAACATTGCCAACAGCTTCACGGTTGTTATACCAGTGTCCAATCAGCAATAACATTGCCTGTTTAATACTGCGCGGAATCGGATTTTCTGACGCATACCCGGCAACATATCGCACTTTAACAGCATTAACCGGGTATTCCGTAAACAGCGGCCATGTTAAACCATACGGTAAAACAATCTGTGCTACTGTGTTTTCATCGTCAACCAAATAATTAGTTCCGACTACCATAGTGGTTTCAGTCCCGGTTGAATCCTTATATTTAACCGATGTTACACTTTGCAGCGGAGGGTGAGGCAATTCAAACCGGTCACAATGCGGGAAAGTCGGAAGGTATGCTTCAATCGTCTGCGTTGCTAATGCTCTGCGGGTATAATTCTCACAGTATTCCCGGGCAGTAGTGATTAAAAATTCAATCGCGGTGTCTTCATCGGTATCGCCCGATTTTGTCAATACATCAGCCGAAAACGAACAATCCGTGCCAGAAACAGCAGCTATAACA